GACCGATTTTACCCCAACACAATCATTAAGGATTGCCAATGCTACTGTTGTTGCTATTGCCGGTGCTGCCCAAATTGCCACAATTGCTAAACAAAAATTTAAAGCAACTGCTGGTGGTGGTGGAGATATAACAACCCCAAGTGGTGGTGGTGGTGGTTCATCACCTCAACCAAGTTTTAATGTAGTGGGTGATAGTGGTGCAAATCAGTTGGCACAATTACAGATGCAACCTACACAAGCTTTTGTAGTTAGTGGTGATATAACAACTGCTCAAAGTTTAGATAGGAACAAAATAGAAAATGCGACATTATAAATTAAAATCGTTCATGTAATATGAGAATAGTAGAATTAATATTAAACGAAGAAGAAGAAAATGCCGGTATTGATGCAGTATCGGTTGTGAATTCACCAGCTATAGAAAGTGATTTTGTAGCTTTAAAAAAACACCAAGTTGAGTTAAAAACTATTAATGATGAAAAACGTCTTTTAATGGGGGCTGCATTGATCCCAGATAAACAAATTTTCAGAAAAAACGGTGATGATGAATACTATATTTATTTTAGTAAAGAAACGATCCGTAAAGCATCTCAATTATTTTTAAAAAAATCTAACCAAAATAATGCGACTTTAGAACATGAAAGAAAAATTGACGGTATGTCGGTTGTTGAAAGTTGGATAAAAGAAGGTGAAAAAGATAAATCAAGTTTATATAATTTCGATCACCCTGTAGGAACATGGTATATTACTATGAAGGTGGAAAATGAAGAAGTATGGAAGGAAGTAAAAAGTGGAAACATTAAGGGCTTTTCTATTGAAGGATATTTTGCTGAAAAAGTTGAAGCAAGTAAACAAGAATTAAAATCTACAAAAATAGATGACGATCTTGCAATAATAGATGATAGAACTGCATATTCAACAAAAGAAAAAGCAATGAAAGTTGCAAAAGATTTAGGTTGTAAAGGTTTTCACACTCATAATTTTGAAGGTAGTACATGGTATATGCCATGCGAAAAGCACGTTAAAAATTCTGAAATTCCAACCATTGATTTAAAAAAACCATGTTGGGAAGGTTATGAGCAAAAAGGGTTTAAAACCAAATACGGTAAAAAAGTTCCTAACTGTGTAAAAATAAAAAATGAAACAGAACTTGAATCTTATGCAGATTATCCAGATGCAGTTAAAAACAATGCTAAAAGAGGTGTTGAATTAAACGAAAAAAATAATAATAAGTGTGCAACCCTTACCGGAAAAAATAGGGGTGCTGATCTGGCAGCCGGTAGACCATTAAATGTAGAAACGATTAAAAGAATGTATTCATATTTAAGCCGTGCAAAAACTTATTATGATAATGCTGATACAAATGATTGTGGTAATATATCTTATTTACTTTGGGGTGGTTTGGCTGCACTTCGTTGGTCTGAAAGTAAATTAAAACAACTTGGTAAATTAGAAGCTACAAAAGAAGAAATAAATAAAGAAACTTTACAAAAAATTAAAAACCTTTTTGAAAATGAGAAGTAAGAAAAAAAGAGTAAAAAAATTTAGTGACAATCCAAATAGCACACCAAGTAATTCATCTCCTAAAGGTGGTAAAAGAGGTTGTTTATGTGCTGATAACACTTACCATGTAGATTGTTGTGACGGTACTTTAAAAGCCCAGGGAATAGGCAAAGGATAAAAGAAAACGTGATGACTTTTTTTTATTACGTTCATGTAATATATAAAAACTTTTAAGAAATGAATACTACTGAAATATTAGCAAAAATCAAAACACTTTTAGGTGTAGAAAACGAAGAAGTAAAACTTGCTCAAATGAAACTTGAAGACAAAATTACTATTGTTGAAAGTGAAAATTTTGAAGCTGGTGACGAATTAACAATAATTACGGAAGATGGAAAAGTGGCAATGCCAGTAGGTGATTATAAACTTGAAGACGGTAGGCTTTTAGTTGTAAAAGAAGAAGGTGTAATTGATCATGTTAAAGGTGAAGAAAAAGAAGAAGAAAAAGAAGTTGTTGAGGAAAAAGAAGAAGTTGTTGAAAAAGAGATGAAAGAAAAAGAGGAGTATAGCGAAGAAAACAACACACCGAAAAAAGTAGTTGAAACAATTTCAAAAGAATTACATTTTGAAGAAGTTGAAAAACTAAAAAAAGAAATTGAAGATCTTAAATTAAAAGCAACTGAAAAAGAAGTTGAATTAAAAGAAGATCTTAAAGAAGAAACAAAAGAAGATAAAACAGAAGAAGTTGAATTATCTTCTAATGAAGAACCAAAACCAATTGTACATAACCCAGAAAACAAAAAAGAAATTGAAGGGTTCAAATATGGTCAAGGTGGTTTTCAATCTACTCTTGATAGGGTAATGAGTAAATTAAGTAAATAATAATCAAATAATAAATTAAAATTTTTAAACTATGAGTTTATCAATCACTTCAAACTATGCAGGGGAAGCAGCCGGAAAATATATTTCTGCAGCTTTACTTTCTGCATCAACATTGGAAAAAGGTTTAGTAACCGTTATGCCAAATGTAAAATTTAAAGCTAATTTACAGGTAGCTTCTTATGACGATATTGTAAGAGATTCAACCTGTGATTACACAAACTATGGAACTTTAACTTTAACTGAAAAAGTTATTCAACCTTTAGAGTACCAAGTAAATACAACCATGTGTAAAAAAGAACTTATTGATTCTTGGGAAGCACAACAAATGGGTTTTAGTGCTTTTGCTGAAGCACCAAAGTCTTTTGCTGATTTTGTTATTGCATATACGGCTTCAAAAGTTGCTGCAAAAATTGAATCAAATATTTGGAGTGGTCAAGTAGGTACTAACGGTGAATTTGACGGTTTTTACTATTTAGCTACTGCCGGTGGATCTGGTTGTGTGTCTGTTTCTGGTACAACTATCAGTGCAACAAATGTTATAACTGAGATGGGTAAGGTGGTTGATGCAATACCAACTGCCGTGTATGGGAAGGAAGATGTATTTATCTACGTAGCACCAAATGTTGCCAGAGCATATATTCGTGCTTTAGGTGGTTTTGTAGCTACTATTGGTGGAGCAGGTGTTGATAATAAGGGAACAACTTGGTTCAACGGACAGGGATTATCTTTCGATGGAATTCCAGTAGTTGTAGCACAAGGGCTACCAGCACATTCAATGATGGCTGCACAAAAATCTAATATGTTCTTTGGAACTGGTCTGCTATCAGATACGAATTCTGTACAAGTTATTGATACTTCTGAAACACTTGGAGATCGTAATCTTCGAGTAGTTATGAGGTTCACGGCTGCAGTACAAATGGGTATAAATTCAGACGTAGTTATCTACGCATAAGACTAATTAATTGTGGGGTGTAAAAACCCCACTTATTTATAAATTTTTAAAACTTAAAACATGAGTTGTGATATTATTGGAGGACGTACCGAGCAGTGTAAGGATAGTGTAAGTGGATTACATAATATATACTTAATAAATTACGGTGATTTAGATATTTCCGGACTTGCACAATATGGAACTGGAGATAATACAGATCAAATTGTAGCAGTACAAAGTGACGGTATTACGTTTTCTGCATTCAAGTTTGAGTTAAAAGGGGCTAATTCTTTTGAAACTACTATTGAATCAAGTAGGGAAAATGGAACAACATTCTTTACTCAGACTCTAACTGTACAGTTAAAAAGACAAGATGTAAAATCTACTAAAAACATTAAATTAATTTCTTACGGAAGACCAAGAATTATTGTTCACACAAGAGGTGATCAATTTTTCTTAATGGGCTTGGATCAAGGTTGTGACGTGACTGCCGGAAGCATCAGCTCTGGTCAAAATTTGGGTGACTATAATGGCTATTCTTTGACGTTCACGGCTATGGAAGAGCTTCCAGCGAATTTTATTAATGCTACAAATGAAACTGAATTAAAACTTTTATTACAAAATGGTGCTGGTGGTACTGGTGTTTGTAATATAGTAACTTCATAAAAGGGGCTTTTCTTTCTTTATATACTTGTAAAAAGGGGTTTTTCGGAATCCCTTTTTTTGTGACAAAAAAGTAAATTTCCGTTCATGTAATATGATAATATTAAAAGTAGATACGAACCCCCAAAGTTTTAAATTTATTCCAAGATCTAAAACGTATGACGGTTTATTTATTAAAGATGAAAGCACTAATGTTGAAACACAAGTAGTTATTGGTTCTTCAGCTACTAATGATTATTATGATACGATTACGGCAACTTTTCATACAACCTCACCGGCTTTTGATTTAGTAGAAAATAGATTCTATAAACTGCTAATAAAAAATGGTACTGATATTGTTTATTATGATCGTATTTTTGTAACCAATCAAAATGTTACTACCTTTAGTGTAAACAACAATGTTTACAATGAACATACTTCAACTAATGAATTTATAATTTATGAATAATAGTAATTTACACGTATTAAATTTAAGTGCTTACGAAGCACCAGAAATTGTAGAAAGTTCAAGAGAAGATTGGGTTTTATACGGTGACAATAATGATTATTTTAATTTTTTGATAGACAACTACAAAAACAGTACAACCAACAATGCAGTAATTAACAATATTTGTAAATTGGTTTACGGTAAGGGACTTGCTGCAACTGATTCAAATAAAAAGCCAAATGAATATGCACAAGCAATTATGCTTTTTGATGCAGAAGATCTAAAAAAAATTATCTTAGATTATAAAATGCTTGGTCAGTCGGCTATTCAAATACATTACAGTAGGGATCATAAAAAAATAATTAAGATATACCATATACCAACCCAACTTTTAGCGCCTGAAAAGTGTAATGAAGACGGTGAAATCGAAGCTTTTTATTACAGTGATAATTGGGAAGAAGTTAAAAAATTTCCACCTAAAAGAATTCCAGCTTTTGGCTTTAGTAAAGAATCAGTTGAGATAATGTATATAAAACATTATACACCAGGAATGAAGTATTTTGGTTGTGTAGATTATCAAGGTGGTATTCCTTATTGCACCCTTGAAGAAGAAATCAGTTCTTATTTAATTAATGATGTACAAAATAGCTTCTCAAGCACCAAGGTGGTCAATTTTAACAATGGCATACCTACAGAGGAGCAACAAACTATTATCAGTTCAAAGGTGATGAATAAATTAACTGGCTCAAATGGTCAGAAAGTGATCGTTAGTTTTAATGCTGATGAGCAATCGAAAACAACCGTTGATGACATACAACTTAACAATGCCCCTGAACATTACCAATATTTAGCAGATGAATGTTTACGCAAAATACTCGTTTCTCATAACGTGACAAGCCCCTTATTATTTGGAATTGCAAGTAAAAATGGGTTCTCAAGCAATGCTGATGAACTTGAAAATTCAAGTGTTCTTTTTGACAATATGGTAATAAAACCAATGCAACAAGTTATTACAGATGCACTTGATAAAATACTTGCTTTTAATGGTATTTCTTTAAAACTTTATTTCAAGACT